GGCAAGACATCACCAACGGCAGCAGCCGTGGCTACAGGGAGGGCAGAAATTGCAATAGTAGCCATGTTAGTAGTTCCCGGCAAAAATGTTAAACCGCTGTCTGGACGACACGATAGCGTAAGGCATAGACATCACATCGTCAGGGTTGTTGATGCGCTTGATGTTGCGCTTGCTGGTCATGGCGATGCGCCGTACTTGTGGGCTAGGCTCGACACCAAACTCAGGTGCTATTTCCATCGCCAAGTTAAAGACAAACGCACGAAGATAGCCAGGCGGGAACAGGATGTTGGTCGCCAAGGTGGCAGGCGTTGTCAATTGTTGAACGCTGATGAAGTGCCACTCCAAGTCCCGTGTAGGCCGAGGGTAAATGTACATGTCAACATCTGGGTACGTCATGTTGACAAAAATGACTTGCGGGTACGTGCTGGTTACCGTCTTGACCGCAATCCCGTTGTACTGCTGCTGGTTGATGAACTTGATGCCGTAGCTGACGTTGGTGCCTGGGTCGCGGTAGTAGGTCGCGTCATCCAGCAAGACAGGCCTGTTGCCTACAAAGTTGCCTGTTGGGCCAAGAGTACGATTGATCTGACCAGCAGGCCAAGTAAACATCTGGTCTTGGGTGCTAAACACCGACAGACGCTCAGTGTTCCAGCTATCAATCATCTGGTCGAGCGCCGTCAACGAATCTTGCGAAACTTCCGCAGAAGACGTTTCTCCCTCAGCCAGCACACCCAACAGTCGCAGCGCCCGGTTGATTTGATCGCCAGCGGTGTAAATCGCCATCTTAGACTCCTTCTGCTACAACCCTGCGCGTGTACCTGCGCTTTACTTCCAGCGCGTTTACGGGAGCCGCCTCCTCAACGACAGGCGTATCCTCAGTATATCGCTTCCAACCGTTCTTCTCGTCGTACTCAGCTTCCAAGTCCATCGTTGCGACTTTTCTACCGTGGATCGGATGCGCCAAGTAAATCACTGCCATTTGTGTTTTCCAGTTGTTTTAGCCAATAACCGCAATCCTGCAACGCACCAAGCGTTGCGTCCAAATCTGAACGCAAACGCTCGGCTTGTTTTTGCAGACTCTGCACCCGCTCCATCACTACTTCACGGGTGATCATCTTTAGGCAGCAATAGCAGCAGTCACATACAACGGCAGATAGCGAATGCCATCAGGCGTGACCACTTTAATCGCTTGAACTGGACGGATTGTTGGCCCCGAAGTTGTGTCTTGCAACAGCTTACCCGAACCTTTAGTCACACCGGCCAGGTTAAACAAAGTTCCGCTTGTGTCAAATGTTGCCTTGTCAGCGCCATAAGAACTCAAGTAAAGGAACGATGTGTTTGTGCCGGTAACAGCGCCAGTTGGCATACCAATTTCACACTCCATTGCAGCGTAGGTGCCTTGGGTACAGCCAGCAGACAAGACGATTTCGCCAACAGTGCCAGAGGCCAGACCAGTTACGCGCCCGCTTGCGCCAAACGCCAAGTAGCCATATAGGCCGTTAGCGTAGGCACCCAGCGCCACGTTTGCTTCCAAGTCTGATTTGCTCGCCCAGCCCACAGCCCCAACACCCGTAAGGGTAAGTGAAGTTGAAAGAGCGGCAGCGTTAGTGCTACCAGTTGATGCATCGCTCACATCAACGGTTGAAGCACCAACCACGGTTATGTTATCAAATTGAGGATCGCTAAACGCGACCCCTACGGCTTTCGTATTCGGCATAATTTAGTCCTTTAAAAACGGGGGCCGAGGCCCCCATTCAAGTTACTTCAAGAACGCAGAATAAGCTGCGTCACCCGTCTTCACAAAACGGTAGGTGTGGGCACCGAAACGTGCAACAGTGACAGAGCCGAAGATCGTAATGCCAGTACCAGTGGTAATAGGTACGGTAGACGATCCACCAGAGTTGTTGTTGTTGCAAATGATCAGGTCAAAAGACGACCCGACTTTTGCGCTGGTAATAGCCGCGTCAAGCAACGTTGCGGTGGGCAACGTAACAGTCAACGTAGCGTCCGAGGCTTTGGCGCAAACAACCAGACCAACCGCCACTTGAGCAGCGGTCAACGTAGTGTCCGCAGTCAGGCTAGTAGGAATAGTTTGAACGCCAAGTACAGCTTCAGTCAGATTGCCGTCACCGAGTTGGTAACCGCCTGCGCCATTAGGGAGTGCCATGATAATTTTCCTTTAAACGTGTTACTGATTAGCCCCAGATGCGGCAGGCCATCTGTGGACGAATGGTAGAGAAGCCATACAGCACATCAATACGGCAAGGCATACGGTCGTTGTTGATGTCGTACTGACGCACAACGCGCAGGCTGATACCGTTGTGAACAGCGCGTGCAGCCATATCAACGCCTTGGGGCATCAAAAGGTCAGCGGTAGCAAACGTGATAGCGTCTTTGTGGTAAACCAAATTCTGTGCGTAAGCAGTAGAAGCGGTTCCAACAAAGGTTACAACAGCAGCAGCAACTGGCAGGGCGGTCATGGTAGCCAGTGCGTGAGCAGCGGAGTACATGGCGGCAACAGTCACAGTCCAATCGCCAGCTACAGCGGTTGCATCAGCCAAGGCCACAAACTGGAACAGCGAACCAGTGGTTTCACGGGTTTGCGGGTTCACAGCAAAGCAAGCTGCGACGGTAAACACATCACCGGCTTTAAGGGTTGTGCTTACAGACGCTTGGTTCAAAACAAGAGTAGAAGCGCCTTCAGAAGCCACAGTGGTTTTCACCGTAGTAGCAGCAGCAGCATCACGCGAACCCGTGGTGTGCTGCTTGATCGACTGAGACATGTTGACTTCATCAAAGCCCAACACGCCAGTGCCCATCATGCCGTTCTTAAACTGCTTGCTAATGGTGTCGGTGGGATTAAACAGACCTTTCATGCCTTCAACCAAACCAGCGTTTGCAGCGGGGTTAACCGTTGCATAGCGGGGCGTCATCACGGCAGCGTTCTCGTTCAGCTTCTGCTGGGCTTGCAACAGCACCAGAGAGGTAGAAGGAGTCGTGCCGGGGGTGCCGACCGTGTTACCAATGGTTTTGTACGCATTGGCAACGTCAGCATCAATACTGGACGCCAACTGGCTAATACGTGGCTTAAGCACACGTTCTGCGAAGTCGTCCAACTGCATCGTCAGTTCAGCGGAGGTGAAGTTCACGCCGATATGCTTTTGGGTGGAGACAGTCAGCGTGGTGAACTGCTCGTTGTCGTCCTGAACTTGCAGGGCAGCACCGTCAGTGACCAGAGCGCGGTCGGGCAGGCGAATACGCAGAGTAGAACCGATCTTGGCACCACTGACAGCAAAACTGTCGTCGTACTGACGGTTTACGTTGCGGGTAAGCACCAGGTTGTTTTCGAGAATCTCAAGCGCCTTGCGCGTGATCATGTCGATGGTAAGAATCGAATTAGCCATGAAGAAAATCCTTTAAAAGTTAGCGGGTTTGCGCTTCCCACTTTTTCCGTTGTCGTGCCCTATCGGCTTCAATCCACTGCGAAGTCGTCATGTTCTGGGTAGAACGTGGGTCCGTAGTGTCGTAGGCCGGTGATCCAGTGGATCGGGCAGTGACAGGCGAAATCGGCGCTGGCGCTGATGTAGTACGTTTCATCGGAGGGTCAGACGCCAACTTGGCCTCAATCCTTCCGATTTCCCTTGCCTGGACAAGCGGGGCTAGGCGGGAGATACGCGCTGCGTCTTTGGGGTTGGTTCCGAGATAGTAAGCTAGCTCAGGTCCAACGTCCGAAGACCGAATCGTATCAGCCATCACATCAGTAATCGTCAGCTTGGGGTTGTACGCGACCTGTTCAAAGTCATCGTACTTAGCCCGTGCTTCCTCTTCCTTGTCATGATAACTCTCAAGAACTTGCGAGTGCTGCTTGGCCGCTTCCCGTTGCGAAATCAGTTGTTCGGCCTTTTGGTAGGCCAACGCATCGGCGTAAGCCTCTGGCGTTTCAAACTGATCCGCAGACTGTGCTGCCGGAGCCCTCAAGGTCTGCGTTTCCGCAACCCTCTGTGCTTGTTCCCGTTCCCACTTTCGTTGCTCTCTTGCGAGGCGTTTTCCAATAGCCGCATCAAGTTCCTCTTGCGAGAAGGTCTTGGGTGCTTCTGCTTCCGGCGCGTTAACTTCGGGTTCAGGTGCAGCCGTTGCCACCTGTTCCAGCGCGGGTTCTACAACCGCTAGGTTCTCTTCCGACATTTTTCGATTCCTAAGAATCCCTGATGAATCGCATCAGTACGTTTTGTCAGCATTATGCTGGAATTTGCGTTGCTTTATACGCCGCCATAACGGGCGCCGTATGCGTTGCCGCACAAATAGCCTTCACACGGGCATCCTCGCTGCTGTAGTCGTCGCCAGGGGCAATAACGTGGCGATGGAATGATCCGCTGATTTGCTTGCCATCTTCCATGATGGCTGTCTTGGTGCGGACTTGCACACAACCGTTTTCGACCACTTCAATGCGATCAACAATTTCAATTTTTTCAAGCATGATGCTCTCCTAGTATGACCCAATAATCCAGTTGGGCTTTGGTTAAAAATTAAGCAATTTTCAATGTTCCGCTGTCATTCCAAATAGTACCAGCAGACAATCCTGCCGATGAAGTCGGAATGCTTGACAAAATAATTTTATTGTTTGTTGCATCGGGCAAAAATTCCATTATTGAAACACCTTTGCCATTTTGAATGTAAGTTCTTCTAAACTTAGTAAGTCCGCCTTGATAACCAAAAGCATTAATATAAACGCCAGCAACATCATTGTTACGATCGTTGTCCATAAACAAATGGCCGGTGTCTGCACCACAAACGGACACGAGACCTCCTGCCAAGCCAGCGGATGGTGGTGCGCCACCAGATACAGACAATTTTTGTGTCTGAGCAACAGTTAGCCGAGCATCATCGTCGTAGACCAGATTAGTGTTGGCATCAGTTGCAGTTTGAAAACTAAACACTGTGCCAGGGTTTGTGTGGTTGCCAATCGCCACGCATTTTGTGACGCCAGTCACAATCCTTGCCAGCGCAGTCGTAATTCCGCTGCCTGCGCTGTTGCCGACAAACGCAATTTTTGATGCGCCGTCCACCAGCACACCGTAAGGAATACTTGGGCCAGAAGTAAAAGACGATTTTTCAACAATGCCGCCGTAACATGCCTGAATTGGAATGCCGTTGAGCGTGGCGTTGCCATCAACATCCTTTTGAGATGCAATGGTTACAAACGCATTGGTAGAGGCATCACCCTCAAAATATCCGCTGACGGTGAAGCCTTGACAGCCGCCGATAAAGATTGACCCGGCGCTGGTGACAGGGCACTGGAACACTGAGTTCAAAACAACGTCTTGCGAGTCGTAGACAATAACCGCCCAAGTATTTCCAGAAATTACGCCGCCATAAACCTTAAGACCACTCCAGTACGATGGGGCATAAAGACCAATGCCGCAGTCCAGAATGCGCGGTGCAAGAATGGTTATGTCGGTGCAAGCATTTGCAACATTATCCCGCACACCTCCGATACCGTAACCAAAACCTTTGATTTCGATATGATCAAACATCACATCTGTTTGTTGCTTAAGTTTGAAACCAAAGGTCGGGTTTGTGCTTGCAGCACCAATCAATGAGAAGTCTGCGAATCGTTGCCCACCAAGTTGAACAGCCGATTCGCTGCCCGTGTATGACGGCAAGTTAAAACAAGTGCCCGTTGTCTGAGTGCTGGTGATGATGGTTTTTTGAATGCCATCGCCAACGATTCCCTGTTTTGCTCCAATGGTGTGACCTCCAGCAGTCGTGTACGTTCCTTCAGGAAAATACAGCTTTTTGCCGGTAGCAATTGCTGCGTTGATTGCGGTGGTGCTTACAGTTGCGCCTGTAGAATCTGCACCATAGTCCAATACATTAACGACAGCGCCATCAATCATTGAATAGGTAACTTTGGTCAGCGGCATGATTCGTCCTTAAACTTTGTACTGACCACTTTTAAACAACAAAGAAGCCAGCAAGATAGATAGTACCGCCGCTTAAGTCTGCGTTAGTAGCGCGAACAAATCCTGTTTTATACAGCCTCACATTTGTAGGCGATAATTGCAAAGTTTGCACAAGTGAAGTTACTGTTGTTGCTGTAATAAAACTTCCTGCCCTTCCAGGTGAAATACCTGAAGAAATTGTAAAAGGCAGTCCACCAAGCAACGAATTTGAAACATCAGCCGTTACTGGATAATCAACATTGGCTTGCCAATAAACAACACGCCCAATTTTTGTGTAAAAGCCTGTTGCCGTGACCAAAGTCAATCCCGCGCCGCTGGCGTCAGTAACAGTCCAAGTGCCCTCTTCATAGTCAGCCAGCAACTCGCTTGTTCCTGTTCCAGCCGTTGCCGCAAAGTCAATTCCAAAACCACTTGCAGGAATTACATTGCCTGACAGTTTAATATTGCCTACAACGTCTAGTTTTTCTGCTGGCGTAATGATACCGATACCTACACGGCTGTTAGTTGCGTCGGTAAAAAACAGATTGGCATCTGTGTCGCCTTCAATCCGCACGTTAAACACAGCGCCGATATCGTTAATCACAAGGTTGGTCGTGCCGATAATCATCTTCTCGGTAGATGC